AAGATAGATTCGAGGTTCAAGCCAAACCGTCTACGTCTGACGATTTTTTAAACTTAGGCCAAGCCTCTGGAAATATATTCCAGCTTGCAAACGTTATTGATGGGGCTATTTACAATGTAAGAGCCAGGGCAATCAACGTTTTTGGCGTTCGCTCTGAGTGGGCTACCGGTAACCACGAGGTTATCGGCAAGACTGCGCCTCCTGAAAACGTTACAGGGTTAACCGGCAACCTGATAGGCAATCAATATTTACTGACTTGGAACGCTGTACCAGACCTTGACTTGTCTTACTACCGTGTTCGCTATGCATCACCCGACAGTGGTGGTAGCTACGAAAACTCGGTTTCTCTTGTTCCAAAAGTATCTCGCCCAGCAACTTCTGTATTTGTGCCCGCACGAAACGGAACTTATTTTGTTAAAGCTGTGGATAAGCTGGGCTTCGCATCCATGACACCAGCAAGTATTGCTTTGGATACAAACATTGCAGCGGTTGAGTCTCTTAACGTCATTCAAACAATCAATGAAGCACCAGATTTTAACGGCACGTTTGATGACACAGTAGAACTGGATGAAGACGATGCTTTAGTGCTAAACACCAGCGTGTTGTTTGACGCGCTTACAGGTGATTTTGATGATGCAAGTGGCTTGTTTGACGGCGGCTCTGGCAACGTAGACTTATTTGGCTACTACTACTTTTCAACTGCCGTTGACTTGGGCGCGGTTTATATGTCACGTTGCACAGCCTATGTTAAACACATACGCCTAGACTACGTTGTATTATTTGACTCCGCTGAAGGTTTGTTTGATTCTCGGCCAGGAGACTTTGAAGGCGATGTAAACGCTTTTGACGATACAGACGTACAAATAGAAGCAAGGCATACTCAGGACAACCCAAGCGGCACGCCTACATGGTCGGACTGGCAATCGTTTGCAGTTACTGACATAAGGGCACGCGCCATTCAGTTTAGGGCTAAGTTAAGCACGACAGACCAACAAGCGACACCCAAAGTTACTCAGTTAAGCGTCAGCATAGATATGCCAGACCGTACTGTATCTGGGAATGATATCGTTTCTGGTGCTGGCGCAAAGGTGGTGACGTTCTCGCAAGGCTTTAAAGCAACGCCTGCAATCGGTATCGGTGCACAGGATATGCAGACGGGCGACTACTACGAAATAACCTCAAAGTCTCGCACGGGGTTTACAATAACCTTTAAAAATTCATCTGGTACGGCTTTAAGCCGAAGTTTTGATTATGTAGCCAAAGGCTACGGAGTGGAGTTATAAGATGTCCCAACATGATATGAGTATTGCGAATCAGGGTTTTCCAGCTTTTCGCGCCGACTTAAACGACGCTTTGCCAGCATTGGCAAGCAACAACTCAGGAGCGACAGAGCCTAGCACTATGTTCGCCCATCAATGGTGGGTTGATACATCTGCAAACCCTAGCGTTTTGAAGCAACGCAATGCTGACAATGACGCATGGATAACCATAGCAAACATTGACCAAACAGGCGATAAATTTATATTGGTCAACCCAGAGTACACAGGAACACTAACTGGCGGCACTGGGGTGGTCAATTTTGGCTCTGGACAGTTTTATAAGGATGACTCGGGCAACGTAGGGATTGGGACGAGTAGTCCTGCTTATAAGTTGGATATTAACGTAGCTTCAGCAACTTTTCGAGTACGCGATGGCAGCGGTGGTAATGACTTTGTAATTAAGACTATTACTGGCCCTGTAAGCATTGTAGGTTCTGAGGAAAATACGCCCATTGCATTCATGACGAACAACACAGAACGCATGCGCATCGACAGCACAGGTGTCCTTAAATTCAACTCAGGCTACGGGTCAGTAGCCACAGCGTATGGATGCAGGGCATGGGTTAACTTCAACGGCACTGGGGCGGTGGCTATTAGGGCAAGCGGGAATGTGTCGAGTATTACTGATAATGGCACGGGTAGCTACAACGCTAACTTTACGACCGCAATGCCTGATGCGAATTATTCTGTATCGGCAGTATCAAGAAATGCAGGACTCCAAGCATCATTCACTTCGGCTTCTGCAAGTACCGCTTCAAGCGTGTTTGCCGGTACTCATGATACTGCTGGTTCTGTCCTTGATGTAAATCAGGTTTTTATACAAGTTTTCCGCTAAAAGGAACAATATGAAAAGAATAATCTACCAAACAAACGAAGGTGGCGTTGCCATCATTGTTCCCGCTGACTGCGGCTTAACCATCGAGCAAATTGCAGCTAAAGACGTACCCGCTGGCACACCATACAGCATCGTGGACGTTTCCGACATTCCAACCGACCGCACATTCCGCAACGCATGGGAGCTGACATGATTACAGTAAATATAAGTAAAGCCAAAGACATTGCCCACGATGTGCGCCGCGCTGCTCGTTCAATTGAGTTTGCTCCGCTGGATATTAGAGCAACCATTCCCTCAGAAGCTGTAGCAGCCGAAGAAGCTCGTGCAGTTGTGCGCACCAAGTATGACGATATGCAAACAGCCATCAACGCGGCAACTACAGCAGACGCAATTAAGGCAGTGATGCCACAGGGGGTTTAATGAGTAAAGTAGCAGTAAAGGCTAAGTATCATAAATGACTTATCTAGCACTGGGCGGCTGGTACATTGCAGCTAGCGCCCTTGGTTTCTACATTCTCTGGATTTTCTACCTTGCAGTGATGAACATAAAAAGGGTCAAGGATGCTGGCATGATGACCAAGACCGCAATGGTGTTTGGTTACCCGATTTTGCTTGCAGGGTGGCTGGTTGACTTTATAATCAACGCAATGGTTTTAACGTTGATACTGCTTGAGTGGCCTAAAGAAATGACGGTAACTGCTCGTTTAAAGCGTCACAACGCAACAAGCACGGGCTGGCGTAAAGCTGTAGCAGTGTGGTTTGAACCTTTGTTAGACCCTTACGACCCTAGCGGAGACCATATTTGATGGAAAACATAGACCCGATTCAATACGGCCGTTTGATTGCTCAAGTTGAAAACTTGACAACTAAAGTCGAGTCGATGGACACGGACATTAAAGAGCTGCTTGCCCTGGCCAACAAAGGGCGTGGTGGGTTTTGGATGGGCATGACAATCGCGAGCATGTTGGGTGGCGCTCTTGCTTGGGCTTTAGGTCACTTTAGGTAATGCTGGCTGAATTAGCGGTTGCTAATGCTTGCTTTGCGGCGGTAAAAACAGCGCTAAAAAATGGTTCTGAATTAGCTGCATGTGCATCACAACTAGGTGAGTATTTTGGTTTAAAGGCTGAGATTGCAAAAAAGGCATCAAGCAAGGGCAGTGATTCAGATGCTTTTTGGGCGATGGAATCTTTGCGTGAGGCGGAGGCTGAGTTAAAAGAGATGCTTATCTACTCGGGGCGCCCAGGACTATACGATGATTTTTTGCAATATCAGTCTTTAAAAAAACGCGAGCGTGAGCAAGAAGTGCGCGACAAGGCTTTGGCAATATACAAACGCAGGCAGAAGCTCTGGGGCTGGATAAACGGAGTCATTATTGTTATATCAGTTGCAACTGGATTTTTTGTAGTCGCGTTGCTTATTTGGGCAATTTACACGAAAGGGCAATTCTAATGACTAGACAACTACCGGTTCGCAATATGCGAAAAACCAAAAACAAAAAGCCACCGAAAAAATGATTGCACTAGCTGGACTACTTGAAATTGGCGGCAAGCTGATTGACAAACTCATTCCCGACCCGACAGCCAAGGCTAAGGCACAGCTAGAGCTGGCAGCACTTGTGCAAAGCGGTGAGCTGGCAAAGATGGCCAACGAAACCGACCTCTACAAGACAGAGCAAGGTAACCTCACAGAGCGCCTGAAAGCCGATATGGGTAGTGACAGTTGGCTGTCAAAGAATATACGCCCTATGACCCTTCTGGCCATCCTAGTGGGCTATTTCACGTTCGCCATGATGTCGGCTTTTGGTCTTGACGCAAATTCAGCCTACATTGAATTGCTTGGCCAGTGGGGTATGCTAATTATGTCGTTCTACTTCGGCGGTCGAACGCTTGAGAAAATCATTGACATGAAAGCAAAGAAATAATCTGGAGTACGCTATGTCGTTCTGGCTGCCGGTTGTTTTTATTTGTCTCAGTGGCGGCAATTGCGGGTTTGCCAACGGCAGCTTAACAGCGACAGCCAGCCAGTGCGAGGCGACGAATTACGAGGTCAGACATAAGCTGGCCACAGACCTGGATGTTGCAAGTTTTAAACTTGTCTGCATAGAAATAAAGAAAGACGATTTTATATGAAGCTGTCGGCAAACTTCTCGCTGAACGAACTCACTAAGTCTGAGGCGGCAACTCGCAACGGCATATTTAACACCCCATCAGCGCTTGTTATTGAAAAGCTGCAAGCATTGACTGACAACATCCTGCAACCCTTGCGCGATAAATTTGGCGCAGTCATTGTTACAAGCGGCTACCGTTCGCCGGAGGTAAATAAAGCAATCGGTGGCAGCGCTACCTCGCATCACTGTTTTGGATACGCAGCCGATTTTGAGGCGCTTGGCATGGATAACCGCGAGTTAGCTATATACATCCGAGACTCGTTAACTTATACCCAACTGATACTTGAGTTCTACAACGGCGACCCAGATTCAGGCTGGGTTCACTGTTCTTATGACGCGGCAGACCTAAAGTGCCAGACTCTTACTGCGCGGCGAGTCAATGGCCGCACTCAGTACTCCAACGGGATTCTTTGACCGACCCGCAACGACCAGTTCTTTTGTTGAAAAGAGGTGACCGTTGGCGCACACGTAACGCCTGTATGTAGACCCGTTTGCCCGCTGGCGAGTCTCTTTAACAGCCGCCCAAACCCCGCATTCTGGGCATTTCATCTTGCGCCACAATCTATAAGCCTTGAAGCTAAGTTAAACACGGTCGTGCCTTGCATCCGCCTTTTTTTGCTATCTCGGTATTTCTTTGCAATAGCTTTAGCGTTGGACTTTGGCTTGGCTCTACACGTGTCATCACCAAGCCGGTAGACGGGTCTAGGATAGCGTCTATCGCCTTCATTGTCATATACATATCTAACAATATGCGCTCTCTTTAACCCGTCATTTGTTCGTCTTTTTAGCTTACTCAAAGCGGCATGAGCATCAAACCTCGTCACGTCTAATATTTCTGCAACTTCAGCGCCTGACAACTCACCGAATTCTTCAAGCGTGGCAATTACACGTTTAATCATCACGCCGTGTCCCAACGGGGTCATACTTCCAACCATTCAGTCAAACGTTGCCACGCGGTCTTAGGCTTGGCCAATAACGCTGTTTGCAAGAGCATCATGTCACGGCCAATATCGGCTGGTCGTACTGGTGGCGTGTAATGAAGGCCAATCTTGACCCTGCCTGTGTTGTAAATCATTTTACAAGCACCTTGCGTCCATCACGATAAAACAACCACCTGCCAACCCGAGACGGGAAAGCTAGGTTTTCCTCGCTACCTGCGCGAACAGGAGTTGAGCTAAAGTCCCGTGGCTCAAGCGTAGATTTGAAGTCACCAGTGTACCTGGTCGGGTTTACGTTTCCTGTTGCGCTCATTTTGACAACTCCAAAAGCAGGCCGTATGCAACGGCAATTGATACAGCGACAATTACTGCAAGTTCGATGTAGGACGATAATCCAAGGCTGGCTAAAAATTTATTGCTCATTGTTGCGGTCTTTCTCAACGTCATGTTGCTCGTGTTCCCAGTCTTCACGCTCTTGGCGGGCTTCTAAAAATTCCTCGTATTCATCTTGGCTTTCAAAATCCATTTTTTTCTCCTAGTGAGGCCGAAGCCCCGTTGGTTTATTAATCTTGTGGCAGCAATACATACCATTGCCAGTGCGTGTCTGTTCCTGCTGTGAATTGGCCAAGGCAAAAACAAACTGCTTGGTCAAACTCAATTGGGTTGTTTGATTTGTCTTCAGCTTTCGTTGCCACTGCCCACTGCGTGTCGCTGCGCGAAGATGGCAATCTGCACTTTGCCAATTTTAGGTTTCTCAGTCCGCAGGGCGGCTGGATGTCTGCAATTTGCTCGCCTTTTAATCCGCTTGCTGTGTCGTAGGTAAAAACTTTCATTTCAATCTCCTGTTTGGTTGGTATGTGTTTATTCTACACATACCAACACACGATTGCAGAGGGTTTACCCTACTTTTTCCATTTTCAAAAACTCTTCTCTTGTCAACTGCATGACGTAACCTGTCTTAGTCAAAACGGTGCAGTTGCCAACGCAGTCCCAGCCGAAAGCAAGAAACGCTTTGACTTTGCGAATTTGTTGCGTATTCAGCGAACGGCACTCATTGTGTGACAGCGCGGAACAAAGGCCTCTAAACTTACTAGCCTTCATGTCTCTCAGAAATGTGCGAATAAGATATTGATTTGGGTAGTGCTTCATTTCAATCTCCTGTTTGGTTGGTATGTGTTTATTATACACACAAATACAAGCCAAACAGGAGGTTTATTGAGTTATTTTCTAGGTGTTTACCCTATTGCTTTTTTGAGCAAAAACACGATTTGCGCAGTCAACGAGCGCTCATTTTGCTTTGCCAGTGAAACCAGCTTAGTGTGAAGTGGTTTTGGTACGCGCAAGCTAACGTATTCTTTAAGTTCTTTTTCCATTATTTACCTTTATTGAAACCAGATTAGCGTGCCGTGTACCCAGGCGATTGGGAACAACAGCGCACCTGCTATTAGAAAGCCCCACGAGCCATCCAGCAAGCAGGTGATGATATGTGTAAGCCACGCGGATATTATCCATGCGGCAAATATGTAAGGCCACATGTCTACCCTTAAAACGGCAAATCGTCATCAAGCATTGGTTCTGCTTGTGATGTTTGACGTGGTAGTGTTTGACGTGCTGGCGCTTGCTGCTGGTCTTTCGGCTGGAAGCTGAACGACATAAACTTTGTGCCGTTTGCGCCTGTTTTGAGCCATGCGCTCATCCACATCTCAACACCACCGACCATGCATCCGCCTTTGTAGTCTGGGTGGTTTTCTTTTTCTTTGCGGTCATTCTTAAATAATGAGCCTGAGTTGTCGCGTTGTTCATATGCCATTTGATTATTCCTCGGTGGTTAAAAAATATTTTGCAAACGTTTTGCCGTTTTGTGTGACGTATTCTGTCTCTATGACCATCCCCTCTTTGCGTAACTTATGGATTAGAGCAGCCAGCCTAAAGCACCCGTATTGATTCAAAGCCTGCAAAGGTGTTATCGACTTGCCAGACATTAAGTCTTTTTGGATTTGATAAATTGCGGTCATAACGCCTCCATTGCAGCTTTTAGCTTGACTACTTTTTTGTTTAACTCCTCAATAAACCGTGTTATTTCCAACTCCATCTCTGCAATAAAAGCATCGTCACGGTCTACGCGCACCACCAACAACTGAGCTTTTTCAGGCATTCGCGGGTCGTAAATAACGTAGTCGCACCACTTGCGCTGTGTACACGCCATCTGCATTTGCATTTGGGTGTTGTACTTGTTAGCTACTGGATTCTTGTCGTCCGCCCACTTCAACCAAGCCTCTAGTGCGGTGTTGGTGTTTGGGCATTTAATCTCAACCAGTCCATCTTTGCCAACCAGGCCATCAGGTGAAGCTCCACAGCCTGCAATTGTCGGATGGAGTATGAACCCTACTTCGTCAACCAAAACGTTCGCCTTAGCCTCGTATGCTGCGCGTGCAAAAGGTTCTTGCTCATTACCCCATGCCATCGATGCGTTGCTGTAAGACTCCTCGCGCTGGCCGGTAACTAACTCACACACTAATTGCGTCATGTAGTTGTCACGGCTGGCTGAGTAACCCGACTTGGTTTTGGCCATAAGGTCTGATACACGGCTTGCCGTCACTTGGCCAATTCGAGTAGCAAACCATTCTGGCGTGCCTTGTTCGCTCATGCTGACAACTCCTCTTTGCGTTGGTTCTTTGACGCAATAACGTGAGCCTTGGCCGCATCGTCTGAGCCACAAAACTTAATTGCCTCTGTGTAAACGCTCTTTAGGTCGTCTAGCGTCTGAGCGT